TGAGGCTGGCTTAAAATCTGTTGAAGATGTGGATATTGACTATCTTCCATTTACATCTTGGGACAAAGAGCATAACCCTGATGAAGGAGTTTATTCTTTCAAAGGTATTATAGGTATGCTTAATACTCCTGAGTTTAAATCAGCAGGTTACAAATGGATTGCAATAGATTCATTAACAGAAATGTCTGAGCGTCTTATCGAGCAACTCGAAGAAGAGCATAAGGGAGGTAACAACTTTGCCTTATGGGGAGATTATAACAGACTAATGCTTGGTGCATTGAAGTGGGTTAGAGACCTACCGTACCATGTATATGTGTCTGCCCTTGCTAAAGAAGAGAAGGACGCAAATGATGTCACACAATACTGGGTCTTAGTTAAGGGAGCATCTGTTTCTAAACATGTTCCTGCATTATTTGACCATGTATTTTGTGGAGTGAGGACTACTGAGAAGACAGATAACGGTCTACCCAAGGTTCGTAGATATGTAGTTACAGACGAAGTATCTGGGTGGCACGGAAAAACAAGAGACCCTCGCAACCTTCTTGCACCTTTTGAAGAGGTGGACGATATAACCGAACTGTTAGCCCGAATGTCTGCACCAGCAGAAAATTCAAAAACCAAATCTCAACCTAAAGGAGGAAAAGAATAATGAGTGAATGGAATGGTTTTGGCGGATTAGACCTTACCGCCGTTGAAAACTCAGGTGGCGGAAGTATGAGACTGCCTGTCGGAAAGTATACTGCTAAGTGTACTGACGCTAAGATTGAAACAATATCAGGAACTAATAATAAAAAATTAGTTCTATCTTTTGAAGATGAAGGAGGTCTTGGTGATATTCGCCAGAACCTAAACATCCATCATAAGAGTCAGCAAGCTCAGGAGATTGCGCTAAGACAACTCAAGTCTTTTCTTGTTGCGTCTGGTCATCCTAATCCTGATAAACCTGATGATGTTGAATCTCTCATTGGACTGAGGTGTCAGATTGTTGTCGGTGATGGTAAACCATACACCAACAAGGATGGACAGAGTGTTCAGTATACAGAGATAAAATACTTTAATCCTGTAGACGGAGTTGTAATGGACTCTGCAAACACCAAGGAAACTCCAGAGAAACTGGACGATGACATACCATTTTAGTGGTATAAGTAATAGAAGGGGGCTTTCCTAGCCCCCTTTTTTCTTTGGAGATGTACATTGTCAAATATAAAAGAAGTAGCAGAGGCTGTTGTCAAAGATATTGATGAAGCCTACGAAAAAGATAAGCGTGAGAAGTCCAGAAGATACATAGGTGCTTCTATCATAGGTAATCCATGTGATGCCATGATTGCTTTTAACTTAAGGGGTTTCCCCAATGATGAGCCTTCTGCTCGACTAAAAAGAATTTTCAAACTTGGTCATATACTTGAGGACGAAGTCGTTAAAGACTTAAAGAAATCAGGCACTTACCAAGTTTATGAAGTAGATGGTCTTACTGGAAAACAACACACATACACAGAGATGGGCGGACATGTTGTCTGTCATACTGATGGTCTTATAGAAGTAGACGATAATGTTAGCATCCTAGAAATTAAATCTATGAACGATGCGTCTTGGTCTAAGTTTAAGAAGAGCGGAGTAAAAGTTTCTCACCCATCATATTACGGTCAATGCCAAATGATGATGGGATTAAGTTCAATTCCAACAACATTATTTATTGCGGTCAACAAAAACAATTCTGAGTATCATGCAGAGATTGTTGAGGCTGATGTTTTTGAATTTTCTTTTATTAAAGAAAGAATAGAGAGAGCGATAAGCGGTAATGTAACTAAGATTAGTGTAGACGAAACTGATTGGAGATGTAGAGGTTGCTTTAAAAGAAGTGTCTGTTGGGAAAAAGTTACTCCTCAACCAGACTGTACCTTCTGTGTTTTTGCAGAAGCTACTAAGAATGGAGAGTGGCATTGCAATAAGCACGACACAAGGGCAAGGAAAGTGTGTTCCGAGTATGAGCAATTTAAACCTCAAGACAAGGAATAAGAATATGAATTATGGAACCAGCTTTACAGAGTTGCAAGAAAAAATCTTAGAGTTAAATGAATCTCGAAACGACATACTTAAAGATATAGAAGATAGTCAGAATGAAATTCTTTCTATAAGCGAACGCATACAAGAATTACAAGACATAAAAGAAGATACCAAATGGTGGAAAGACCAGATAACAAAAGCTAAAGATAAGAGAAAAAGAATTAGAGAACAAATATCTTTACTAAATCACGAAGTTAGAACTGTTGATGCTCTAAAGAATAGTGTAGAACTAGAGCTTAAACATACGGAATACTATCAATCTTAGGGATGAATATGAAAAAGAAAAGTATTTTAGACAACGCCTCTATGTTAATAGACGGTGAAAGAGCTAAAGATTATGGACCAGCATTATTAAATCACGAGAGAATTGCAGACGGATGGAATGTCATTGTTAAGTCTGCGATGGAGAAGCATGGAGAACTACTCCCCTCACATGTTGCTATGATGATGGCTTGGGTAAAGATAGCAAGACTATGTAACACAAAAGACCATCAAGATTCTTGGATAGACTTAGTTGCATACGGTGCTTTAGGAGGAGAATTTTCTGAAGAAGAAGATAAATGATTGTCCTGTTTGCGAGAAACTAAATCTAGAAGTTTGTGCAAACTGTAACCCACCAACTTTATTATCTTGGAAAATAGCTATGTCCTTTTCACAAAATATGAAACCAGAGGACGAACAGAATAAGTAGTTCATATATTGTGAAGTATGACCCTTACTTATTTTGATATAGCAGGAATCTCCGCACTTATTGTTTTGTTATTAAACTACTGGGCTAAAAAAGATTAATTCTTTTTATTGTATAAGTCGAAGAGACTGGTGATTTGTTTTTTCATATGCTCAACATCAACATAGAGTTTTATGACAGCGAACACTAATGCTCCAACAAAACCTATCAAGGGCATATATGTGTTTATTTCCTCAAACATTACATTAACTCGAAGTGTGGACCATCTATGAATGGTCTTCTTCCTTCACCGCGTCTTGTGTCAATATAAGAGTTCATCGCGTCTTCCATACTTCCTTCCCACGCACCTATATCCCTGACTGTCCAAGCCGCGCCCCATCTTAATGGTGTGCCAAGACTCCTAGACGCAAGAGCAAATGCGTCTGCTATGTCATCATACACTCCAATCTCCCAGCAGATTTCGCCATCTATCACAGCGAAAACATCTATAGCTTTTCCGTCAATATGTTTTGACTTTAATGTCTGGGAGCGTTTCTGCTCAACTAATTTCTTTTGTCTTTCGATGGTACGCAAACCTTCTGAAATGCCGAAGTCCACTGATGTAAGGCTGATGGCTGTTCTAGCCAGTTGCTCAAGCTCAGGATTAATACCCTCCATCTTTTCAAAAGATTTTTTACTAAAAGAGAACATTTCAAACTCCTTCTCCTTTAATGGTTATTGTTTACGCCTTTCACTTTTTCAAAACTTCTAGCTCCTGCAAGACCTAGCATACCCATCAAGACGGGCATCATAATAGACATGTCTGCTTGAGGTATTTGAACGCCGAAAGGCGCGGCGAGTGGTGAAACAAGAAAGTTAACCGTGAATCCAAGCACACAAACCCAAGCGGTGGCAGGTCTCCAAGACGACTGGAACCAGTTGCCTTTAGCTTCTTCCTTGTTAATTTCCAGTTGGGCAATCATCAATTCTTGATGATGCCTGTCAGACATCGTTGCTATTTCGTGAGCAAGCCTGTTCTTTGTATCTGCGTCTGGAATAAATTTGTCTAGTATTTGTGTTACTGGACCTACTAATGTTGTTATTATACTCATGTTAAGTCTCCTTACTCTTTCTCATTTAATTCTTTTTTCATTTCTTTCATCTCAAGCCTTAAATCTTTTACATCTTCTTTCAGTCTTTCGATAAATAAATTTTGTTCTTTATCAAGAGGTAACATCCCCCCAGACTCCCACTCATCAATCCAAATAGAATTAGCGTCTATATCTTTTTCTAAATTTATTGTTGAGTTTTCCAAAGTCTGTAATCTTTGGTTGATTGTAAAATATGCGTACAGTCCAGAACATATAGCTACGATTAAACCTATTAAATTTTTTAGAGGGATGCTTACATAAGAAGCATCACTCATTCTTACATCATCTGACATTTAACTACCATTTATTACCCCATCCTTTTTGCCATTCAGAACCCCAGCCGTTTTGTTTTTTCTTTCGCCCGGTTGGTTCTCCAGCTACTGCATCAGTAATACCTTCTCTCCAATCTCTTACACCACCAACGATTGGTATTCTAGTAGCAACAGTTCTAACCGCAGTTCTTTCTTTAGCGTTGCTATCTGTGCTTCCTAGGATTGCATCTTTCACGCCACCCATGACATGAACTGAGTCTTGGAAGAGACCTACAGAAGGACCGCCAATGTTAGACATAAGTCTGTTAACCCCATAAGCTCCGTTGTCTGCTTGGGTCGCCGCGTTATGCGCAAGCTCTCCAAAAATTCCAAGACCACCCATATGCATTATGCCTTCCATGTACCAACCTAAGACATCATGCTCGTTGCCATGTATCTTTTCGTCATAACCCATAAACTTTAATGCGTTCCTAACTCTTACATCAGCTTCTCTTTCTGTGTCTCCACCTCTAAGCTGTATTGTATCTTTTGCCGCTAGAGAAAAAGCACCAAAGGCAGGTCCAACACTTAACGCATACATAAGAGGAGCCTTTCGCCCATCCTTTTTCATAGCTTCTTTCCATACATCCCAAGACATCTTTTGCATCATCAATGTAAAAGACTTAAGCTGGAATATCATTGCGCCCCAAGGAGTTTGCGCCCACAAAGGTATGTCATTTTGATTCGGCTGGAAGATAGATTCATCAGCAAATCTTATTATTGCTTGTCTTAACTCTTTATCATCTGCAAATTTTGTCAATGCTTCAGTAGAATCTAAAGACACTTTACCTTCATTACCTTCTGGTAAAAACTTCTCAAGACCATATCCTTTTAAATACCTATGAGCTTGTTTGTATTCAACGCTTTGTTTGTCAAAAGATACTCTAGGATTGTAATGTCTATTAGCTTTTGCCTGCATGGTCTTGAATGATTCAAACCCTACTGAGCCAGCGAACTTTCTGTTTAAATCCGTCCAAGGAGTTAGTAATGTTGTATTAAAGAAGGCGTTACTTAACTTACTACCTGTTCCGCCATACATATAAAGCTGTCTTTCATGCAGAATGTTTTCTATAGCAACACCTGTGTTATACATGAAACGCCTATAGTCAGGGTCTCTCGCCCACTTACTTAAACCTTTAACATAATCTTGCATTGAGCCAGACCTAATAAGAGGTAACACAAGGTCTCCAAGAGATGTAAGAGTTGTAAATCCTAATAATGATATATTGTTAAAACCTCTTACGGTCTTAGACATTTTCATTAATGCTCTGTTGTAATCAGCATCTTGTGGCTTCTTCATTGCTACCGCTAAAGACTTGTCCATAAATCTAAAGTCTTCATTAGTCCAGCTAGGAGCTTTATCTCCTTTAAAGTCTTGTAGTGCGCCTAGTATTGCTTCGGCTCTCTTTACATAGCCTTCAGTTGGAATACCAGAACTATCGACAGGAGCGACATCCATAAGAAGTTTTCTAGCAGAAGCTATTCCGTGTCTTTGATACTCTTCGACAAGACCATCAACAAATGCACTAGCCTCACCTTCTCTATTCAAGAAAGGCATGGTCACAGTATCGGTTAAATCGTACTGAGTCATATTGCCGTCTAAATCTAAACCATATTTATTCCAAGTAAACTCTCTTGGTGTTGACAATAATTTTGCTATGCCAGATTTACCATGTTCAGCAACATGCATGTAGTCATACCAAGCGTGGGAATTTATACCTAGTTTTTCTGTATGAGCTAATCTTCTGGAGCTTCCCTCAAAATACTTAGTAAGCAAGAACTCTAAGTCATGCTCAAGAAACTCTTCCATATTAGCCATATGGTTAGGGTATTTTTCTAACTCTATAACTCGGTTGTAATCAATGGCGTCTGATGTTGGGTTACGAGAACCTCCTCTATGAGGAATAAACACACCATCTGAACCTTCACCAGCTAAAGTTTCATACATCCTTCTAGCAAACTCTTGAGCGTCTGCTTCATTAACCATCTTACCGAAACCAGCTTGCTCATCTATATAGTATTGCCTCATACCTTCTAAGAATTTACCTCTATTCTTATCTATAGCTTCTTTGTTCCAGACTTGAGGTAAATAATTTTCTCTTCTTCCCACCATAATTCCAGCTTGGGTTAAAGATTGATGCTCTGTTTCAAAAGCATTTCTTACATCATCATAGATTTCTAATTCTTGTTTACTTAAAGCAGAATGTTGTCTTGAGCCATCACCGTTCCTTAAGGCTCTAACTATTCTTTGATAACTTTCAGGCTGTGTGTCACGAGTAAAGAATTGTCTTGGACCTCTTCTGTACCAAGAGTTTATTCTTCCGTGAGCGTCTGGAAGTTTCCTTAACTTTTCTTGTATTGGGAAAAACTTACCAGCAAATTTCTGCTGTACATCTGAGAAGTGCTGTTTGTACCAATCGGCTATCCAGTTAGCACCCATTCTTTTCATTCTTCCAGATTGAGAAGAGAAAATTTTACCAACCGAATTATCCTTAAGAGCCTGTTCTTCATTTGCGTTTAGCTGTCTGCCTTTAATCATAGACATCATTGCGCCACTAAGACTTGAGTCGCCACCAGCTTTTTCTACTGACTCTCCAATAAGCCCCGGATTAATTGCATCAAGACCGCCTAATTTCTCAGCCATCATTGCTTCAATTATTCCACCGTTTATAGCTTTAGGAATACCAGCTTCTGGGGAATGATAAAGTCTTGCGTCTGCCTCATTAAACTCAGCCGCGTCAACATGCTTTACATTAGCTGTGTCAAAAACCAAGACGCCTTTATGACTTACGAAGTCTCCTTCATATGTTTCTTGGTTTCTCATTTTAGGAGTGCCATCAACATTTGTTGTGTTGAAGTGTGTAGTTATAATTCCATCATAACCCAAGTCTTCTAATGCTCCATTAAGTTCTGTCTTTGCTTGATGCATACCTCTGCCAGAATCTCTAAGGAGTTGAGTAAGAGCTAAATATGTATCTCTTCCGTTTGTTGGGTTAGATAACTTATCAGAAAATTCTCTTATAGCTTTAGGTTTAATGCTGTCTGTGGCTTGGAAGTATTCTAATACTGCGCCTACCAATCCATCAGATATATTATAAGAAGCACTCTTTTGGAAGTCGGCAGGATTCTGGACATTCACATATAAAGGAATAACCAGTGGGTCAGTTGTAATGCCGTGCTTAGTTAGGTTGTCTAAAGAAGCCTGTTCCATTTCGACAAGCTCATCTAATTCTTTTTTCAATACAGATAGTCTTGTCTTGTCTTGGTCTCCAACATTCTCAAGATAGTAAGCCCTTCTCTTAGCAGATATTTCTTTTCTTACATCATGTAAGTCTTGAACTTCAAAAATTAATTCTTCTTTTATTTCATCTGTATTATTACTCTCCATGATAGCTCTGTGTTGAGATTCTGGAGTTGGCTTCTTTGCGTATGTCTGACTAGCAACACTTGGGTTGTCTGATATATAAACCCCCGGTCCATAAAAACCATTAACACTTGGGTTCAAGACAACATCTGGATTGTCTGCTCTATTAAAAGCATATCCGTTAGGTGTGCCGTGATAGAAAGTTATAATCGAATCTACTTTAGGATTGTATCCTAATCCATTTCCTGTAAATTCTTTTATCTTTTCTAGTCTCCACTCTGGAGAACTTAAAACTAAATCGTTTACTGCATTGGTTGCATTTGATGGGTGTAAGGCTGGTCCGCTCTTAGCTATAGCATCAGACATAGGAGCAACATTTGGCTTCTCAAACATATCGCCAAACATCACAAGTCTTCTGAACTCTTGTTTAATGCTGTTTCTACCAATCAATCCGTTAACAACATAAGCTACATATTCAACGGTTCTATCTATCGCTCTTTCAAATGCGTTCCTTAACTTAAGATTAGACACATCACGATTAAGAACTGAGTTTAGTAAGTTTCCTTTACTTACTCGCTCTGACATATATAAAGCTAGTTGCTCAGAGAACCATTCTTCGGCTAACAAATCTTCTAAAGATTCATTTGTGTAATCCGCATATTTACTTGCATACTGACTATTAATTTTTGTTTTAATTATGTCATCAGCACCTCTATACAAATCTACTATAGCTTGCTTTTCATCAGGCTTTAATGCGCCAGACCTAATGACCATATGACCAACTTCATGCATAGCATCAAAAGGTGTAGCCGTATCTTTGTTTAAGCCTATAGCAACTCTTCTTAAATCCTTTCTTAACTTATTAAACTCAGGAGTTTTGGTGTCATAAAAAACTGCCGCGCCAATTTTTGAAGGCTTTACTCCAGCTAGTTTTGCTACAGTTTCTGTAGAAATAATATCTACTTTGTCTAGGTTTTCTTTTTGAGTTTTATTAAGAAGGTTAAACATCCTATAACCAAGAGTTCTAGCTGTGTACTGAATCTCTGGGTCTCTGTGTGTAACATAACTAAGAATGTCTCTAATAGAAGCGCGAGCAGAAGCAGGTATGCCATCAGAAGAAGACACTCCAACGCTATCTTTTATTTCTGTTTCTATAACTAAGTTGGTCTCAGTAAACTTAGGTTGAATTATTTGCTGACCTGTAGACTTAAGACCTTTGTTAGTATATCTGCGCCTCATTTCATAACTAGCTTGGTCTATTTTTGTAGTGTTGTTTTCTGCAAGACCATTAAGCATGATGTCTTCTAATTCTCTACCGCTCATATTCTTCATTTCTGGAGGAATAGGAACAGCCCTTGCTGGAAGAGAAGTAGCTTTGTTTTTTCTAAGAAGCTCTATAGCAATTTGGTCGCCATACTCTGTGCCTCTATGCTCTACATAAAGTTTTCTTAGTTCTTCAAGACCAATAGACTTAACCTCTTTGGCAGTCTTCTTATCTAATTTCTGGTTGTATTTAGAAGTTCTAGGTCTATCTTTGGGTGCAGTTTTAGCTGTCTTTAGTGCTTCGTTATCAACAGCTTCTACAGATTTTCTATTTTGATTCCTTGCTCTCTTAAGCGATTTACTTGAACGACTTCGTCTCGACTTCTTACTGTTGTCTAACTTTGGCTTTCCAGCTAAAGCACGACCTTCTGTCTCTGAGTACCTAGCTTTTAAAGTTTGTTCAATAGTATCTAGAGTATTAGACAAAGATGTCTTGCCTATATTTTTGTCTGTTACTTTTGCTGGCAATCCGTTAGCTGGTTGGAATACACCTTCATATCCGTTGTAATAAAAATCTCTCAACCTATCAGCAACTTCTTGAGGGTCAGCAACCTCTGTAAGACCATCATCTATATAATCATTAGATGTCTTGCCTTCTACTTTAGGACCAAGAATCATTTCATCAATATCATCTATCCTATTATGAATAAGTGCTGTTCTTTTTCTAAGAGGGATAAACGACTGAGGAAGTTTCTCATCTGGGTTTGCATTTATTCTTCTACCCAGCCTAATCTTTGGATTTGTAGATAGCATTATTTTAACTAATGCTTTATGCGCTTCAATTATTCCATCAGCACTATCTCTTAAGAAAGCATCTTCTAGGTCTGCTCTTGCTAATGTGTATTCAACATAACGCTTGTTAATATGTTTACCAAGTTCTGTCTTTGGTTTGGCTTCTACACCTAATTTAAACTCAGCCCTTTGTGCAGGAGGGAGTATCTTAGAGAATAAAGGCTCTAAGTCTGGGTCTATTTCTACACCTTGAGCGTAACGCTTGAAGATAGCTTTCATCTTTCTCATTACAGAGGTCCAGAAATTATCATCTCCAGAAAGATGCCTTTGTCTTGTAGCCCATAATTCAAACTGATTAGCAAACAGTTCTGCTGGAGACTCAAACATATTGGCTATTTTTATTACGCCATCAGGGTCAACAGGACCAACTCTTCGCATAATAGACATGTTGTCTACGCCACCGCCATCAACATAATACTTCTCCATCCCCTTCCAGAATGTCGCTCTTTCTTGAGGAGTTAAAATATTAAGATAAGCCCAGTGAGCTACCTCATGGTATAGGGGAAGACTGCTTGGTACTTTAGGGTGAGGAGTTGAAGATAAAGCTACTTGTTCTCCTGCGTCTGTGTATTGAGTACTTAAATTATTTGCGTCTCCAGAATCAATAAATCTAGGACCAACAGTATTATCGCCGCCAAGTTTTTCTATGAAGTCTACAGCGTTTTCTATTTCTTCTGCTGAATACTTTGAGAACAACGACCTAATATCTTCTACAGACCTAGCTCTAATGTTGTCTGGTTGCACATAACCTTCAGGAACTATCTCATCCATAAGGCTATAAATTTCAGAAAGTCTTGAAGCATGCTCTCTGTGGTATTCAACAGTAGGCATCCATTCGGCTGTCTCCATATCTCTACTAAATTGCTGTAAATCAGAAGCAGTATTTAATTCTCTTGGATTATCTGGATTAGCTTCTCTCGCAACTTTTTGTTGCCAGCAGTATTGCCATTAATAAAAGGAGAAAAATCAATCAAAGGCACAACAGACATGGACC